GAAGTGGTACAAACTGATACTAAAAATTATGTAACAAATCAATTTGGAACTGTTATGTATTATAATGCTTTACCTTATCCAACTTGTGTCCCAAATTATACAGCATTACATGATGGAACTAACGATGAGTTTTTTTATGCTGGTGGAACTTCTTTTACTGCCGCAAACGCCCAACCATTAGAATTAAAGAATGAAGTAACTGTATTTACACAATCTACAACTATCACTGCTACCGATTTACAAAAAAGCGTATTGAGACCATATTATACAATAAGAAGTAATATTTTAGAAGGAGCAACAGCAATAGGTGGTAATCCTACGGGTGCTAATCTCCCCATTATTAGTATAGTGGACAAATACTCCGGTGCCTCCGATTATTTTCTAGGTAATCCAAGTGATATAGAATTTACTGTTACTAAACCAACTATGATTGCTGATATTACAACATCTATACATGATAGCGATGGTGAGTATGCTAATGTGGATAAAACAAGTGCAGTAATTTATAAGATTACAAAAATAAGAAGGACACCAGTTGGCTTGATAGAAGAAATACTTTCGGGAGACAAAAAAAAGAAAAAAAAATAAATTNAAATTTAAATTATATTANATANTATATAAAATGGTTATGCGAATCTATGCCTCGTGGAGTGATGATGAATATGAATCATTCGTNTCTCAAGATTGGGTAATTGATGGTGATGATACTTGGTGGGAGGATTTAATTTGTAGTGATATGGAGAAAGAATGGACTTGTGAAGAATTAACTAAATCTATTCAAAGTGATTTAGATGAAGGTTTAAGTGTTGATGAAATTAAAGTTAAATATCTAGAATAATTTTCTAAACTATAGATATAAAATGGATCAAGGCACATACGATGAAATAACAAGCGTTTTGGCTATGGTTGGACGACCCGATTTAATCTTTGAATTTCAAGAGCATGTTAAACTAGACCCCGATTATGTACCAAAATTTATGAGGCGAGATAGTTTAAGTGATAGTGAAGGGTCTGCGGTAACTGAAGAAGAATATCAAGTTGAAGAAGATGAGAATGGTTTCAAATCATTAGCGTAGCATAACTTCGTTTTAAAATAATTCGATATATTTAATTTTTATATCTTTCATATAATAAACAATATGAAGATGGTAATTGAAAAAGGCACAGCAAAAAATAAAAAATTAAAAGCTATTTTTTATGACGCAGAAGGTAAGAAGATAAAAACGACCCAATTTGGCGATAGTAGGTATGAAGATTATACCCAGCATAAAGACAAAGAGCGAAGAAGTAAATACAGACTTCGTCATAAAAAAGATTTAGATAAGGGTAACTATATGAGTGCTGGGTTTCTATCTTACTATATATTATGGGGTGAATCGGCGGCATTAAAAACTAATATTAAGCAATATAAAAAAAAATTTAATTTAACTTAGCGAAGCATATCTACGATTTAGTAGCATCCATGAAACGGATTATATTCTTGTTGAGGTGGAGCTACCGCCCGTCTTAATTGTGCCTTGAGTGCTTCTTCTTCTGCTTCTTTCTTTTGTCTTTCTTGTTTTTCAACCTTTCTTGATTTTCTTATTTTTTCATAATTCATAATTGCTTGTAATTGAGCTTCTTCTAAATCTTTTTTAGAAAACATTTGAATTGGTTCCTTTTTTGTAGGTGGGTCTAAAATTGACCCTTCATCTACTTCTTCTTTTAATTGTTTAACCCTTTTTACTTTTTGTTTTTTCAATAGTTCTTTTTCTTCTAATTCTAATGCTTTGTTTTCTTTCTTTTCTTGTGCTTTCTTTTTTCTTGCTTCCATAGCTTTCTCTCTTGCTAATGCAAGTTTCGCCTTGTGTTCTTCACTCATGGGAGGTCTTTGTTTTCTAGGTTTACCTTTTTTAGTTAGTTTTACATTAGGTAAAGTAGCCTCCGGCATACTAAAGATATCATTAACATTCATGTCTTCACGCTTTGATTTAGCCTTTGGTATTTTCTTGGGTAATTCTTCTTCTACTTCTTGTATTTCAATCTCCTCTTGTGTCTTATCTTTATCTTTATCTTCATTAAATTCTTCAGTATCAATAGTTGATTCTTCATCATCAGTCATATCTTCGGGGATAAAATCCATCTTCACTTCGGGCATAAAACTCATTTATAGTATTAATCAATAAAAAAATTTCTACAAATTATTAATTTTTATTTTATTTTACAATTAAATGATTTCTATTTTATCAAAAAGTGGTAATTAATCTATAGGGTCAATTTTATACCCTAACCCTAAAAAATACCCTTATGAATTTGTTTTACATGACCCTTTTATTTGACATAGGGTATAAAATTGACCCTTTTTGACTATTATTCAATCTCTACCGACGCTTGACGCTCAATAGTAGGTTCTTGTTCTTCTTCTTCTTTGATATCAACAACTACATGATTTTTATATCGTAGATCAGCTCCGCTATATGGTTTTATTTCTTTGAGACCATTACAAATAATAGGCTTTCTAACATTAGGATATTTATCATTAAATTTAGTGTTAAACATCTTTATGATATCCAAATCAATATTAGGTGATGATTCTAATAAATTATCATATTCAGCTCGGCATACTTTGAGAAAGTCTCGGCAAGGTTTTCTTTTTCTATCATGTAATGATAATTCTATTTCAATTGCTCTACCAAGTTTAGACCAAGCTAAAGCACTAATTCGATGACCTTCAAATGTTTCAGCATATTTTAAAAATGATCCTAATGTTCCTAGTATTCCACAGAAGATATTAAAACCACCAACAACAGCAGTAAACCCATGTTGATAATCAACTGGTATATAACTATCAACCGCGAAATTACCAACACCAGTTAAAGTTGATAATACAATAATGGGGATTTGTAGATGTTGATATTTCTTTTTATATTTCCTTTGACTATAATTATGCAGATATGCGTAACACATAGAAATTTCACCCCATTCACTTAATAGCTGTTCTATCTCATCAGACCATTCATCTATGTTATCGGGTAAGGGTCTTGGTGTTTGTATTCTATCCATTTTATTATTAATTATTTTTTAATTTCAATTTTAATATTTTGATAAAATATATGAGCGATTATAGCAATCCATTTGAAACTAAACCAATTGAGAAGGTGAAGAATGATATTCGCCAAGTCAATAAAGACATTAATAAAATCAAAACGGATATGATTACCATAAGAGCTGATATATCAATTATCAAAGATTACATCAAAAAAAAAGAAAGCGAAGAAATATCAAAAGGCTGGTTCTTTTCTTAAAATTAAAATCTAAAGTATAATATAAATGGACTTAGCGAAGCATACCTTTGATTTACCTAAAATATCAATCTTGATTCCCACATATAATAGACGCAATTTTATACCCTTTATTTTGAGAAATTTATTGATACAAGAATACCCTCATAAGTTATTACAAGTTGTAATTCATGATGATGGTGAAATACCATTAATTGAAAACTATGAAGATTTTAGTAATGCTATTAAACCCATAAAACTGAAGTATTTACGAAATAAAACCAAACTAACTATAGGTGAAAAAAGACATAAATTAGTACAAAACGCAAATAACAATTTAGTTGTATTTATGGATGATGATGATTTATATGAGCCTACATATATATCACATTCCTTTGAAACACTAAAAAACAATAATGCTGGATGCGTTGGATGTAATAAAATGATATTTATATATCCACCTTACACAAAAAATGATTTCTATGCTCTTGATTGTGGGGATAATAAAAAATTAGTTCATGAAGCAACATTAATGTTTACAAAAAATTGGTATAACAAAACTTGTGGATTCTTAAATTCAAATAAGGCGGAGGGTCTAGGATTGACCCAATCTTGTAAATTAAAAACAATAGCCTTGACAAATCCATTATATAATATGACTGCTGTGGTTCATGGTAAAAATACAATTGATAAAGAGCAGTTTAAAGATGAAGGGTCAAAATTAGACCCTTCTAATATTTCTTTTGATGAAAAAACAACTGAATTTATAAAAGCTATCGTGGGATATTCTTAATCCTTTCACTAAAAGGTCTAAATTCATTAAAATTATCCGACCATCCATCTCTTTGAGTAATATGGATTGGAGTAATACAATACCATCTATCTTTTGATTGTAATGATTCAATATATTCATCATTGTTATATTTTCCATTATTTGGATCGCTTAATTTTAATTCAATACCTTCTTTAAGATTATTAATTAAAGTATCATAATAATGTTGTTTCACAACATAAGCATGAAAACAACTCGCTTTTATAACTCTTGCTAAATCTCTTTCAACTTGTTGAGGTTTCACATAATTCCAACAACCTAAATATAATACATCAAAATCATATTTGATAAATTTATTGAATTTCGATATGATTGAATTTTTACCTTCTATTTTGATATCATCTTCAAAGATAATAACATAATCCCACCCCAACTCTTTAGCTTTTTCTAAACAAGCTATATGAGACCTCGCACAACCTACTAATGGTATTTCATGAGTAATAGCATTAAATCTATTTGGTTTTTTAATTCCTAATTTTTTAAGCTCTTGTTTTGTAATTAAATCTTTTTCCTTTCTATGTTCTAGATTTATGTAAAAATGATTTTGCGAAGCTAACTTATTGTTTTGCATATTATATAAATTTAAAATATAAAAAAAATATATATTATACTTATATAATATGCCGAAGTGTCCTAATGGTAAAAAAAACTGTGATTGTACGCCCGAAGAATTGAGCGAAGCTACTTTAGTGAGACAAGCAGCTTTAAGAAACCAACCAAAAGTAAAAGCACCTCCCAAGGTTTTCAAAGTAAAAGACCCCGACCCCGATGATAGGTATGGAGATATTCATCCTCACTTACCTCAACCGCCATCATTACTTTTAATTGTTGGTTCAGTAAAACAAGGTAAAAGTAATCTTCTTGTAAATCTATTATGTAATCCCGACATGTATAAAGATAAATTCGATATAGTTAAAATTATTTCTAATACTTTGAATGCTGATCCAAAGGGTAAATTAATGAATAAATATTTTGATTGTGAAGACCATTATAATGATGAAATGATTACGGACATGATTGAATCACAAAAGAAATATGAAGATTTTGAGAGACCAACAGTAGCTATGGTTTTAGATGATATTTTAACAAAAGATTTTAAAAAGACAAATGCGGTTTCATTTTTAGCTACAAGATTTAGGCATTATGGTATTGGTTTATTAGCGTTTACAACTCAATCCTTCCGTGCCGTATCCGGTTTAATTCGTAATAATGCTAATTCAATTATCATAATGAAGCAGCAGAATATGAAAGAGTTAGAAAAACTAAATGAAGAATATGGGGATATGTTCCCAAATATTTTTATGGAGTTATATAAGAAAGCAATTGATGATGCTCCATATTCATTTCTCTACCTTGACCTCCAACAGAATCCAGCCCGAGCTTATATTAGATTTGAAACACCAATAGCAGAGGGAGAAAATAAACTATATTAAAGATATAACGCTACATAATATTAAGTGAGAGATATAATGCCTTACTCAAATAAAGAAAAACAACAAAAATATAATGAAGAAAATAGGGAGAAGATAAATGAGAGACAAAGAGAATATAATAAAAAAAATAAGGAAAAGATTAAAGAAAAGAAAAAACTTGCCTATGAAAAAAAGAAAAAAGATGATCCAACATATTTAAATAAAAAGAATGAAAAAGAAAGGGGTAGATATGCTACATGGAAAGAAAATTTAACAGATGAAGGGAAATTAAAATTACAAAGAAAAACTTTAAAATCTAATTGGAAAAAACAAGGATTTAAACACGATGAAGATTTCTTTAATGAATTATGTATTAAATATCAAAATACTACTAATTGTGAATTATGTAATGTTGAATTTACTAAACTTGGAAATAATAAAAAAGTAACAGACCATCATCATAGTAGTGGCTCATTTAGAAATATATGCTGTAGTAAGTGTAATAATAATAGAGCAAAAATAGACTATAATTATTTGAGAGTCATGATGGAATTACACCGATATTTTTTACGATAAAAAATTATTTTAAATTTAATAAAATTAAAAACTATCTTATAATATAAAATGGATTTGTATGGATCGGGAGCAAGTATAGCACAAGCTAATTCACAAACTCAACAAGCAAGAGAACTCAATCAAGCTACGCAAGATTTTAATAATNNTNTNGCNGANCANTTAGANNAANNTAATTTAGANCAAGANCAAGATAAAACTTCTAAAGCACAAAAAAATATTTTAAGTGGTGCTACTAGTGGTGGTAAATTAGCGGTCATAGGTAAAAAGGGTGGTATAAGGAGAGCGACTGGTATTGGTGGGTTTAGTGAATTACCTTTAACAAGAGAAGAAACATTAGCAAGAGAAGTAGGGCAAGAAAGAGCCCCTTTAACTAATCCACCATTAGCCGGTGAAGCAGTAGCACAAAGACCGGTTGGGACAAGTGAAGCATATACTGCTGAAGCACGACTAGGAGAGCAAGAAGCAGCGAGAGCTAGTGATGTTGCTGGTAGTGTTGGGGTAAGATCAACGGCTGAAGTAGTTGAAGAAGTAGCGGGTAAAGCAGCAAAGGTTGGTAAATTCGGTGTTGCTGGTTTAGGTGGTGGTATTGATGCTTTCCAAGATATTGGTAGATTAATGGAGGGTAAAACCGGTTTAGATGCTTTTGGTAGTAATAGTGCTTCTCGTGCTGGTAATATTGCGAATCTTATTGGTAGTTCATTAGAAGTTGCTGGAGTTGCTACTGGTGGTATTACTCCATGGAGTTTAGCATTAGAAGGAGCCGGAGCTTTAATTGGTTTAGGTGGTTCTATTGCTGAAGGTGTTGGTGAAGAAAAAGCGGGGGATATTAAGAAAGAAGAAGCAGCCGAAGATATAAAATCTCAAGCAAGGGGAGATGTTGCTGCTGATGTTGTAACTCAAGCGGTTGGTCGCACTCAATAAGCCAATTAAAAAAATTTTTTTTAAATTTATTTTTGATAATTATTTTATATTAGATATTATAAAATGAGTTCATATTGGCGTAATGATGAGAAAATTAAGGTTTCGCAAACCCAAGTATCAATCCCGTCAACTAATGGTCGCTCCTATTCGGGGACTGCCGGACAGCTTGGACGTCGTGTAGATTTTGAAATTCCTCCTAGTGTAAAATTTATTGATGGTAAAAATACTTATTTACAGTTTGATGTTAAACTTGCTCTTCCGGCTGGTGCTGACCCAACCCGCCTACAGCTTGATCCATTCATCGGCGGTCAGTCGGTTGTGAAGAATTTAAGAATCTATACGGGCAATCGGGCAGTTCTTCTAGAAGAAATTAGTGAATATAACGCAAAGGTTCAAATTCAGTATTCTTATGATGCTGATGATAGCATGAGAAAGATGAGAGCATTAAAAGAAGGTTGTTTAATTGACACAGTTGAGAATCGTGGGACGCTTGGGACTTCGGTATCTAATCTTATTGATACAAGGACTAACCCATACTACAAGCCGGTTGGTACTGTTCCCGCGGGTCGTGATTGGGGGACGGCTGATGATTTCCTAACTGCGAAACTAACTCTACCTATCCATTGTGGTCTATTTGCTGATGGTGGTGATAAGGTTTTCCCGTGTATGATGACAAATGGTTTATTTATTGAAATTGATTTAGAAGACCCAGCCCGATTTATCAAGCAGTTAGATAGTGTAAATCGTAATCGTAGAATGAAGCAAAATCCGGTGTTTCATGGGATAGATGCTGCTGGAGCTGATCTAACTATTGCTAATGCTACTAACCGAGACACAATCTTTTTAGCAAAATCTAATAATATGATTAGTGTTGAAAATTGTCCTTTCGTCAAGGGTGAGCGTATTGGTATTTGTGCCGTTGGAGATCCCAATAGTGAAGCAGCACTAACTACAACGGCTGCGGGAGGTCAAGCATATCCCAAGATTACTGATATTACACTTGATGGTGGATATGTAAAACTAACTCTTGAGGAGTTCCAAAATAGTGATACTGGTGATGGTGTAGCCGTAACCTCAAATAACTTTATTGTTTTCTCTGCTGCCATTGATAAATTTAGGACACAGAATGATGATAATACTACACAGCTTATTGCGAAAGAAACTTCATATGCTGCTACTTGTGAATTTTCTAACATGGAGATTGTATGTCAAAAGATAGATTGCGACCCGAGATACGAGCAAGGTATGATTTGTAAATTAAGAGAAGGCGGTTCTATTGATTTTGATATTCCAAGTGTTACTAATTATAAGCACTCTCTCTTATCAAGCAATCGTAATGCGACCGTAAATATGCAAGTATCGAATACAAGGGCAAAGTCTATGATATGTATGCCTAGTGATGCGAAGGTATTAGATAGTGCTGATTTAATTGGTGGTCTCCGTGCTTGTTATGAAGAAGAAACAACTACAATGGATGGTCGCCTCCATTCTATTCGTAGCGGTCAAGTTGGTATTATAGACCAGCTTTCCCAGTATCAGCTATTAGTTGATGATAAGCTTGTTCCATCTCGTCCTATTGTTGTATCAAAGATTAATAAGGGGACAAGCATAGCAGCACAGCCTCTAATTGAATTAGAAAAAGCACTAACCCAAGCGGGTATCGTTCCTCGCTCTTTTGTTGATTACAATAGAAATTTCTTAATTGGTCGGGCTTATGCTCTTAATGATGGTGTAGCAAATCTCAATAATAAGACAAATCAGCTACAGCTATTATATAATGAGAAATCCGTAGCGGGTGTAGATCGCCCACCGGAGCATAATAAACTCTTATATTGTTTCATGTTCCACATTCGTAGAATTTCTATTAAGGGTGATTCAGTTATGGTTACTTTGTAAACCAAGGGTCAAAATTATACCCTAACCCTAAAATATACCCTTGTAGAATAATTACATATAACCCTTTTATTTGTAGTAAGGTATAAAATTGACCTTATTTTCCGAAGGATAACCTTTGGTTTTTTCTATGTATTTTTTTTAATTTTTTATTTTGTATTTATTTTATGTATAATACTATATAAAATGAGTGTTTCAAAGAAGTATCTCTCGGTTCAGCCAAACAACGTGCCCTCTACGGGTAAGGTCAGCCATGCTCGTGGTAATCCAATCCTTACAATAACCCTTGGTCGTCAAGATGCTATGCTTGATTTATCGTCTCTTCGCTTAAGTGGTGATTTAAATGTGTGGCGTGATGCTGCTGGTACTCTTCACCCAACGGAAACTGCCGGACAAGCTCCCGAGCTTCGTGGGTCTCACAAGCTTGGTATTTATTCAGTTATAGATCAGCTTGTTTTTAGACACGCAGAAACTAAACAAGTTATAGAGCATATTAGACATTATGGACGTTTCATGAGTTCATATATGCCGACTATGGCGGGTATGCAAGATGTAGCGGGTCATTTAAGTGAAACTGCTTTAGTCTATCCCAATTATCAGTCGTATCGTGATAGTGTTATTCGTAATACTCGTGCGTCTCCCTTTTGTATTCCTCTCCCATCCGGTTTAACTCTTGGTGCTTCTCAACTCCCATTATCAAAAGTTCCTCTTGAGATTGAAATTCATTTAGCACCGGATAGCCAAGTATTTTATTCAAGTGACGGTCAAACTACTAATATTGCTAATTGCTTCTATGAATTAAGTGGTCTAGAGGTTGCTTGTGAGGTTGAGTATGGTGTTCCTTCTCCGGATAGTGGTCTTTTGGCGTTTAACTCGATTACATCATATTTCTCTACTCTTGAATCAACCAATAGTATTATCAACTTCAATCTTGGATTAAGTAAGGTATTAGCATCATTTGTAAATTTTGTTCCGGCGAATTTTGTAAACAATTTAGCCCAAGATGGTTTCCTTACTTACATGCCTACAAAGGGTGATGGATCAGTCGCCAATCTTGAGACTATCTCCTTCCTCCGTAATGGTGAGCGTTTCCCCTCTGCTTTTGAGGTTAAGTCGGTTCGTAGTGCTTCTAATGAAACCCCCGTTGTTGATCCTCAAGTTATTAAGACTTTCTTATCGTCTATTATTCCCGAAAAGCACCACACCCGCACTAGTGTATCGCCTCTTAATACTAATCGTTCTTTTACAAGCAACGAAAATGCCGCAACAAGCTATAGATACATTCCGGACACGGGAGCGGCTTATGGTGTTGGTGTTCTTTATGATATGCTTGATAGTGAAGGCGTTGATTTTAGCCAATCCCAGTTTTCTATTCAAATGACAAATGGTTTAGATGATGGTAACCCAGTTTCGGCGTATCTATTCATTAAGTCCAAGGTTGTTGTAGCATGGTCGGCTCAAGGCGTCCAAGTCGTAATGTAAGTATTGACAATCAACCCTTAGGGTAAGTTTTCTCTATGTAAATTTTTTTTTATTAAATTTATTTTTGTTTTTTTATATATTTTAAATAATATAAAAATGAGCGATATGGATTCTAAGCCCGATGTATCTAATGACCGCATCCCCGACCTTATTAAAATTGGTGCTATTCCGTCTTCATACGGACAAATGCTCCACACCGATGTAATTGACCCAGTTACTTTCTCACAGAATCGTGTGCGATTCACTCTTCAGCGTGTTGCCGGTTTCCTTCATTCAAATTCAAAGGTTACTCTTGCTGTAACTCCTCTCACAACTACTACTGCTTTTTACCCTCTCAATATTGGTATTTCTAACCTTGTTAGGTCTGCTGCCCTTCGTATTGGTTCTCAAACTGTTTGTGAGATTGATGATTACGACCAGTTCCATGCCTATCAGTCTATGTTTATCTCTAATGAAGACAATAAGGAGAGAGAGCAGTTTTTATCGCAGAGGTGTATCTCTCACCAGCCGGTTTATGATGACCGCACGGCGGATGTAGATGATAAACCACCAAACTCCGCTAAAAAGGTTGGTCTAGATGTTGGTAAAAATGCTACTGTTCCCGCCGCTGGTGGTGCTGGTACATTTGAGCTATTACCCTTTATGAAACATTCNGCAGCATCCGCACAGACGATTGCTGACGCTCCCGTGTATTCAGTTTACTTAAGCGACCTTTTCCCATTCCTTAAATTTAATCAGCTCCCTCTATTCATGATAGACCAAGAAGTCCATATTGATATTGAGTTCCAGCCAACTACATCGTCTCTTTCTGCTGCTGGTCTCTCTCGTCGTATGTGTATTGATGCTACCGAAGGTGGGACTCCGGCAAATACTGTAGTTGAATACCAAGTTAATCAAGATGAAGTAAAACTTATTTATGATTCTATTACATTTGATGGTGATATTATGCAGAAGTATAGGGAGCAGAATAAGTCCGGATTAACTTTCCAGTATGTTGATTATCGCCTTGCGAAGAGGACTGGAGACCAAGCAGCATTCGCCAACCTTAACTTTCAGCTTGGTGGTAATGGTCGCCTTGTATCAAAGGTTCTTATGGGTCTTCAGCGTAATGAAAACTTTACACCGGTTTCACTTCTTAATGGTGTTGGTGCGAAGGATGTTCTGCCGGCTGAAAGTTTATCTATCAATCTATTATACAACGACCTTTATGAATTTAATGTTGATCGTAGCAACGCTGCTTTACTTTTCCACACTACCCAACATGCTGAAGGTAAAGTGCCTATGGTTACACGAGATGAATATCAAACAAGTGGAGTTTCGGCACTTACTACTGAAACTATGGAGGGACACGCACAGAATAGTGGGGCAGCTGGTATCGGTGGTCTTTTCCGCTGGACTGCTATTAAACCCAATAAGGGTCAGCGTGTAAATAACAAGGGTATGGATTTAACCTACAAGGCAACTGGCTTACCAGCTGATACTTACACTCTCCGTGTTTACCTTGAGATGCTTAAGATTGCGAAGATTGAGAATGGTATGTTTTCGTGTTATTTTGCTTAAATTTTTTTTCTAAATTAAGATATACAAATGGATTTGGGACATTTATATAGGTATTATAATCCTTGTGAAAGATGTTCTAAATATAAGAAGCTATATGAAGAAGAAAAACAAAAATATGAAGATTTAAAATTATGGACTGAAAAATTACTTTCATCGAATAAAGAGCTTTTAGATAAAATCCAAGAAAGCAAAAATAAATAATCTCGTTTTTTTACATAAAAAAATAATCTATTTTTATATTATAAATATGAAAATAGATTCATCTAATGTTACTGAAGATATTCAAAAGGCACGACCAAACGTCAAGGAGAATACAATCAAGCAATATGAAGTTAACTTGAAGAAATTACAAAAGTTATATGATAGTGATAATTATGATTTTTTGAGTAAACCCGATGATGTCATGGATAAGATTAAAGACCTTCATTATTTAAGTCAAAGAAATATATTAAATGCGATTGTTGTATTTTTAATGGCTTTGAATCATGATGAGAAATATGATGAGTTATTAATTACCTATGGAGATTTAAGGGATGAATTAAATGATAAATATAGCGACGAGCAAAAGAGTGGGGTAATTAGTGATAAGCAAAGTAAGAATTTTACAACAACTGAAGAGATATTTAAGATGATAAATCAAATGGCGGATGATTTAAAATCAATCAAAAAGAAAAATAAAGACAATATAACGAAGAAGGAGATGCAACTTTTACAAGCATATGTTTTATTTAATATTTATTCTCGTATGCCGATGCGTAATGATGTTGCGGGTATGACAGCAATTAATCAAGCAGCCTATAAAAAGTTAAGTGAAGAAGACAAGAAAGAAAACAATTATTTGATTGTACCTTCAAAGGGTAATTTATATTTTGTATTAAATCAATACAAAACGGCGAAGAAATACAAAGAATTAGATTTACCTATTGAAGACGCAAATTTAAGAAAGATTTTAAGGTATTATCTTAAGATGAATGGTATGGGCGTTTTGTTTAAGACTTCAACGGGTAAGCCTCTTACCCGCACTGAATTAAGTAAGGTATTACTTAAGTATTCAAAGAAGTATATGGATAAGTCAATTTCAACGACCCTTTTAAGAAAAATTTATTTGTCATCAAAATATGGAGACATGAAAAAGGAGTTAGAGAAAGATAATAAGGTAATGGGTCATAGTAAGGCGGTAGCCTTGGATACTTATGTTAAGGAGGCTCAAGAATAATTTATTTTTTTCATTGTTTTCTTAATTTATTTGCTTCGTCCCATTTATCTTTTAATAAAGGTTTTATTAATAAATCAGTCCTATTTGTATTCATTCCCTCAAAATATACGAGATCGTCTTTAAATTTTGTATTTAATTCTTTAGCTTGTTCTGTTCTTAATCTATCCCAATTTTTATCAATTTCTTCTTCCATTTTTTCTTCTGTTATTTTTCCAGCTATTCTTTGTTTTTGAAATTTAATAATCATGGCTATTATTTCTTTCTGCTTTTTTAATATCCACTTGAAAGCTGGACGCTTTACAAATTGACTATCAGTTATTTTATCAGTTCTTTCTTGTCTCGTTTTTTTATTTTTTTCCGCTGTTTCTTTTGCTGATTTTAACATATCTATCTGTTCGTTGGATACTTTAAATTGTTCCTTTGGTTTTGGTTTTGGTGTCGGTGCTGGTTTCGGTTTTGGTTTCGGTTTTGGTTTCTCTTGTGGTTTACTTCTTGCTTTTTCTTCTTCAACTGCTTTCTTACGTATAACTCTCTCTTCCTTCTTTTTCTTCTCGGCTTTCTCTGCCTTTGCTTCAGCTGCTTTTTGTTTTTGTAATTCAGTTTTAGGTTTTGGTTTAGTAATTGCTTTAGAAGTAGCGAGAGTAGCAATTTTACCCCTTGCTGGTGCTTTATCAACTAATCTTTTATTTTTGTGGTCTACTTCAAAATTTCTACCTTTTAACCATTTAATTAATCCATCTCTATCAAGACCCTTTGGTACTTTTATATTTGTCATCTTATTATGTCCTCTAATGAGTATTCTTATTTCAGCAGAGGTCAATTCACCTTTAGGCACTTTAGACTTTGGAGGCATCTTTATATAAGTATATATAATAAAAAAATTATCTTTATTAAATTATAAAAATGTTAGTTGAAAAATCTCATTCAAAAAAGGATATAATTATCTTGTTTAAAAAGCATGGCGTAATTATTGATGATAAATTAAGTAAGGGTAATATTATCAAAAATATTGAATCATATATTAAGGATTTTAAATATGATGATAAAATACAAAATGAAACTTCATTAAAGGATTATTTGAAAAATTCATCACCTAAACAAAGACCAAATACAACACAAAAA